CAGATTAGCGTTCTTGAGAGGGTTCGATTCCCTCCGCTGGTACCAATATAGTTGACACATTGCTAAGTATGTGTTATAATTAATTTTTAATGGAGCTAATATGAAATCAAAATCACTAAGTCGTGGTCCGGACATTGACACTGAACAATGCGTGGAAAATGTAGGAGGTAATCGATTTGATCTAGTTTTGATTGCAGCCGAAAGAGCCAGAGAAATTAAAAGACAAAATCAAGAAAGCGATAAACGTGAACATGTTTATAGCATTATTTCAGCACTGACTGATGTCCAAGATGGATCTGTTGGAAAAGAGTATTTGAAGAAAATTAAATTCAAGGAAAAATTTCAACGAGATCATTCTGCAAGGAATTAAAATTTGCCTGGTTAGCTCAGGGGTAGAGCAACGCCTTTACACGGCGAAGGTCCGCGGTTCGAAACCGTGACCAGGTACCAAAATAGTTTAGTTCATCTAACCAAAATGAATAGACAAATTATAGTAGATGTACTATAATAGACACATAGCAAGCAATAGTGCTTGTAGGAAGTTTTAGGATCGGTACAGCAACATTCATATTATATGAACTGTTAGACACTGTGGTAGAAACTGGAGCAGAGTGCGTAAAAACACCGAGCGTTGAAGGGGTCTATTGAAACAAGACTAACGAGCACAGAGTGATGGCCTGTGTAAAATAAAAGCAGTCAACAACGATCCTGTTAGTCATAGGATGACTACAGCAATTTAAACTACTAACGTAACTGCTATAGAAGGTGGTCGGAGGACAAGCAGAAATGCTTTCTAGCAATAGACACTGATGGAATAGATAGGTCCGGAGAATCTGGAATATGATTTACATACAGAAGAACATGTAATAGGCAACATGAATGTTGCTAGGGTCTGGGTGCCGTAATTGGCCAGACCAGAATAATAAACAAATTGGCACGATCATCCTGTTAAAGTTTTAGAATGTTAACAGCAACTTTAAATTTTCAAGCATATCGAAAAAAAATACATTCTGTGAGGTAATTAAAATGAACGCATTTGTAAACGCAATCGCAAATCAAGAAGCCCGTACTGCAAACGGTATGAAGGCTCGTAAGTCAACAGCTTCGGCTTGTGTTGACTTGTTCTACAAAATCGGCGCAAGCCGTGGTAAGGACATCACAGGCGACTTTACAGCCGCTTATGTGGAAAACTCAGACGTTGCACTACGCATCGCACAATGGGCACGTGATGTCCGAGGTGGTGCAGGTGAACGTCAATTGTTCCGCGACATTCTAGTACATCTAGAAAAGCGTGACCCAGACGCCGCTTTGGCTTTGCTTCGCAAGGTTCCAGAAGTTGGTCGTTGGGATGACATCTTTGTCTTCACTTCACCAGTTCTGAAGTCAGCCGCTTATAGTATGTTGGGCGATGCCCTTCGTGCTAAGAACGGTTTGGCTGCAAAGTGGACTCCTCGTAAGGGTCAAATTGCCGCTGAAGTCCGTGCCTTCTTTGGCATGACTCCAAAGCAATACCGTAAGAGTCTTGTGGCTCTTACAAAGGTTGTTGAAACCCAAATGTGTGCAGGAGATTGGGACAACATCAACTTCAGTCACGTTCCTTCTGTAGCGTCTCGACTATACAAGAAGGCATTCAACCGTCACAGCCCAGCGTTTGCTGAGTATGTTGCCAAGTTGGTAAGTGGTGATAAGACTGTTAAGGTTAACGCCAATGCAATCTTCCCACATGACGTGTTGAAGGGAGTGATCGGTAGCTACCGTGCAACTTTTGACAAGACAGAAACTGACCATGTGATCGCACAATGGGACAGCTTGCCAAACTACGTGGGTGATGCTAGCATCATGCCAATCGTAGACGTTAGTGGTTCTATGTCTTGCCCAGCAGGAAAGAACACTAATGTAACTTGCATGGATGTTTCAATCAGCTTGGGCTTGTACCTAGCAGATAAGAACAAGGGTGTGTTCAAGGACACTTTCTTGACTTTCTCAGACAAGCCACAACTTGTTACTCTAAAGGGTAACATTGTTGACAAGGTTGCTCAAATGAGCAAGAGTGATTGGAACATGAGCACTAACTTGCATGCCGCTATGGACAAGATCCTAAGCGTTGCAGTTAAGGGTTCAGTACCAGCTAGCGACATGCCAGGCATGTTGCTGATCTTGTCAGACATGCAGTTTAACCAATGTGCTCGTTACGACGACACAGCAATGCAAATGATCGAACGCAAGTTCGCAGATGCAGGTTACACTGTGCCACAGATTGTTTTCTGGAACCTAAACAGTTCAGACAACGTACCTGTTAAGGCAGACAAGAGTGGTGCCGCATTGGTAAGTGGATTCAGTCCATCAATCATGACTAGCTTGCTAGCCGCTGATTTGGATCAATTCACTCCAGAAGGCATCATGCTTAAGACTGTAATGAGTGATCGTTACGCTCTATAAGAACTGCTGGCCCACCTTAGCCTAGGCTGAGAACCCAGCATCCGCGATACACGAAATGTGGGATGGGCTGTGTATCCGGGGTTTGGTAAGTTTCCTGACACAAAAAAACTTACCACTAATTTGTTGTTTTTATGCAACGCCATCCTTGTCAGCGCAGGTTGACAAGGATTCTTTTTGGTGTTATAATATACAGATACTAGCAAAACAGGAGTTGACCATGGGTTATAAAGTTATCGCAGATAAATCGCAAATGGACGAAATGCGTACCAAATACGGCCCACGTGCAGGACTTGAAGGTCCGTTCAACTTTGGCGGCCGTGTTGTGTATTACGATCCTAAAGAAGGTCAATACTATGACCCAACTACAGATTTTTATATTCCAAAGGACGAAGTGTTTCGTTTGTATGGACTAATTTAAGGAGCTATCATGCCATGGATTGAAAATGTAGCCGCCGCTGATATCCCAACAGGATTTCATCACGATGCTGGCCCAAACAGTATGCTGATCAGCATTGTTGATCCAGCAAGTTGGCGTCCTGAAGCCAAACACCAATTTAAAGAGCGTCACAACTTTGAGTTCTTGGACATTGAAGAAAAGGACTTTGCTCTAGACGAAGCTATGCGTTGCAGTCACGAGCAGGCCGCAGAACTTGTTCGTTTGCTACAACATGCACTAGACAATCGCATGAACGTTGTAGTGCATTGCTATGCTGGCATTTGCAGGTCGGGTGCGGTTTGTGAGGTTGGAGTCATGATGGGCTTCAATGATACTGAGCGTTTCCGCAGTCCTAACTTGTTAGTCAAACATCGTATGATGAAGGCACTAGGTTGGACTTATGACGCAGACGAAAAGCCAAACATTGATGATTGGCGTACTATGAGGCCTATTGGAGACTAATATGTACTTGTGTAGAGATGAAGTTGTAAAAATTCTAGACACTATGGACAAGTTTCCAGAAGCAACATCTTTTGAGTTAGTACAAGACAGTCACAGTGGTATCGGTAGCGTTACTGCTTTAATTGTACATACTAAAATTAACGGACTCGATGGCGAGTTTAGAACAGAAATTTCAGGTGTGGAGAATTGGTAATGCATTATACAAACACAGACAATCCAATTGATTTCCCAAAAGTCGATAAGCCAAAATGTTATCAACTAATTGGAGTACCGGGCAGTGGAAAATCTACTTGGATTTCTAATCAAGACTGGATGTTAGGATTAACTGTAGTCTCTACAGACATGTGGGTGGAAATCTATGCTAAAAAACAAGGTAAGACTTATTCAGAAGTGTTTAAGGATTATATGCCTACAGCGGTTGACCTAATGGCTGAACAAGTTGTGTTTGCTCGGGAACACGGGCATACTATAATTTGGGATCAAACGAGTACTACTCTTGCAAGTCGTGCTCGTAAGTTTAACATGTTGCCGGACTACGAACATATTGCCGTAGTATTTCGAACACCTCCACGTGACGAATTGGATGTTCGATTGAGTGGTCGTCCAGGTAAGCACATTCCAAAGACCGTAATAGATAGTATGATTGATAATTGGGAAGAACCAACTCTAGAAGAAGGCTTTAAAGAAATTTGGTATGCTTGACAAAATCAAAGTTTGATGTTATAATTATACATTAAACAGTGAAAGGTACTCAATGGCTGGCAAAGCAAAATCGGTTTACTTAACAGTAACCAAAAAAGGTTCGATGAAAACAGAATTTCATAAAATGTTTTTTGATGCAAAGGGCTATAACGAATATGTCAAGTCAGAAGAGTTCAAAGCCAAATGGCCAGTTGAAGAATTTAATATTGTAAAAGAAGTTTATTAAGAAAGGAGCATAATATGCCAAGTGTATTCTTAGTAAGCGACACGCACTTTGGACACACAGGTGTATGCCGCTTCACACGTAACGATGGCGTTACAAAATTAAGGCCGTGGGATAGTCCAGAGGAAATGGACGAAGCTATGGTCAAGGCTTGGAACGAACGTGTCAAGCCCACTGACAAAGTTTACCATTTAGGTGACGTTGTTATCAACCGTAAGGCATTAAAAGTATTAAGTCGCTTAAACGGTGACAAGGTTTTAATCCGCGGTAACCACGACATCTTTAGAGATGACGAGTACAGAATGTACTTTAGAGAATTACGTGCATACCATGTTATGAACGGAATGATCTTGAGCCATATTCCATTACACTCAGATTCAATGGGACGTTTTGGTGTTAACATTCACGGTCATACTCACGCAAATCGTGTGAAGAAGGCTCGAGGTGTTGATGCTAGAACTGGAGAGATCTTATACAGTGATGAGAACGATGTCCGCTACCATTGCGTATGCGTAGAACAGACCCCGGACTTCGCTCCCATCTTATTTGAAGATGTTATCCGCAACATTGAAGCTGAAGGTGGAAGTGTTGGATTTAAAAACGGCAATGGTCCAACTATGTAAACGGTGACTTAGGTCACCGTTTTTTTTGACTAAATTAGTAAAGTGTTGTATAATTACTGTGTAGTCGTGAGTGGAATTGGTAGACCTCCTCCCTTCGGGGAGGGTCCGGCAGGTGACATTGTCATGCTTTGTAGGTTCGAGTCCTACCGACTACACCATTTTTTAACACAGGCACAGAAAGGCACAGTATGAAAAGAGTATTTTGGATTGTATGCGTAATTACAAGCATTTGGTTCCTTGCATGGAACAATAGTGCGTATGCACAATGGAGTTTTGATAACAGTGGCGGTAGGGTGTTTGACATGAGCAAGAACATTACCAAAAAGACTACTGTTGAATTAAAATACGTTGA